ATGCAAGTAAATGATACAGCAAGACGTCAACTCAAAGGTATAAAGGGTATGTCTGGCAATGTTATGACAGGATTTAGTGTATAATGAGTTGGAAAAAATATTTCACACCAGTACCAACAGGGGATAACACATCTGGCGGTTATTCACCTATAAGTGGTGGTAGTGCATCAAGTAGACCAGGACCTGCGAGATCAAACTATTCAAGTTATCTACCAGATGTCTATGTAGGAACACCAAATCGTGTTGAACGCTATGGTCAATATAATACTATGGATCTTGATTCAGAAGTAAATGCGGCACTTGATATCCTTGCAGAATTTTGCACACAGAAAAACAAAAAGAACGACACACATTTTGATCTTAAATTTTACAAAGATGCAACAAATTCAGAAGTACAGATACTAGGACAGTATCTAAAGCAATGGTATAAAATCAACAATTTTGAAAACAGAATGTTCCGCATATTCCGTAATGTATTCAAGTACGGAGATGGATTTTTCTTAAGAGACCCAGAAACTAAAAAATTATATCACGTTGATCCTGCAAAAGTAAATAGAATTATTGTAAACGAAAGCGAAGGCAAAACACCAGAACAGTACATTGTAAAAGATGTACAATTTAATTTTAGAGACCTAGTAGCAACAAAACCTCACCAGACCAACGGCAATATCACAGGTGGAGGCAGTGGTTACTATGAAGGTGGTGTGCGTGGTATGGTGGGCAACTATCCTAATCAAGCAGGTTCTAGATTTACAATTGAAGATGGCGAAGTAGCAGTTAATTCAGAACACATGTTCCACCTTAGCCTATCTGAAGGACTAGACAACAACTATCCTTTTGGTAACAGTCTACTAGAACAGATTTTCAAAGTATACAAGCAAAAAGAACTATTAGAAGACGCAATTATTATCTATCGTGTCCAACGTGCTCCAGAACGTAGAGTGTTTTATGTTGACGTAGGTAACATGCCAAGTCACCTTGCTATGCAGTTTGTTGAAAGAGTAAAAACAGAAATACACCAAAGACGTATTCCTTCAAAAACAGGTGGTGGAACCAATGTTATCGACAGTGCGTACAATCCACTAAGCACAAATGAAGATTACTTCTTTCCACAAACCGCAGAGGGTAGAGGTTCTAAAGTTGAAACACTGCCAGGCGGTACTAACCTAGGCGAAATTGATGATCTAAGATACTTTACTAACAAACTAGTTAGAGGATTGCGTATACCAAGTTCATACTTGCCTACTGGAGCAGATGACAGCCAATCAAGTTACAATGACGGCAGAGTTGGTACAGCGTTTATACAAGAATTAAGATTCAACACATACTGTGAAAGACTGCAAAATTTACTTGTAGAAGAATTTGATCAAGAGTTTAAACGTTTCTTATTAGAAAAAGGCGTAAACATTGACACAGCAATGTTTGATCTTAAATTTATGCCTCCACAAAACTTTGCGGCATATAGACAAACAGAACTTGACAACCAACGTATAAGTTCATTTGCACAAGTACAAGCAATTCCATTTATTTCAAATCGCTTTGCTCTAAAACGTTTCCTAGGATTTAGTGCAGAAGATCTTGCAGAAAATGAACGCATGTGGAGAGAAGAAAATGATGAAACTCTAACACCTCCACCGGGTGATGCTGCAGGCGAAATGCGCGGCGTAGGAATTTCAAGCGCAGGAATAAGTGCAGATATTAGTGGTGCAGAAGATCAAGCATCATTAGAAGGTGGAGAAGAAGGCGGAGAAGGCACACCACCTGAATCAGCGGCAGGTGATGCTGCGGCTGCAGAAGCACCAGAAGGCGGAGAACCTACAGAGGTATAAATAATAACATGATACTGAGAGAACTTTTTTATTACGACAAAGAAACACTTGAACCTAAAGAAGACAATAGGTATGAACCTCAGTATGACGATTCTATAGTTGATCTTGATGACACACGTAAAACAAGATTAACTCTTAAACAAATAAATCGTGCAAGAAAATCAAGTGAATTGCATACAGAAGAAAAAGCCAAAGAATTAGATTTTGTGCGTCAAATGTATGGCATAGCAGGACAAGCAGCAGCTGCGGGAGTGTAACCGTTGGCAAAAATAGATAAGCGACAGTTTTCAAAAGAAGAATGGAAACAAATTCAAGCTAACCGTAAAAAAGAAAAAAGAAATAGGCGAGAACTTAAAGAAATAAACAAAATTTCATCTTCCTTACCTTTGCCGCAGAAATCACCTGCACAAAGACAGAGTATACATACAACCGCATTTGTTTTAGGTAATGGTACAAGCAGAAGTCCAATTATTGTTGAAGATCTACAGCAATATGGTGTTATATATGGATGTAACGCATTGTATAGAACATTTGCTCCTGATCATTTAATTGCAGTAGATACTAAAATGGTTTTAGAAATAACAAAAACTGGATACCAAAAAAAACATAGTTTGTGGACTAATCCAAATAAAGCATATTCTAGGATTCCAAAATTAAATATTTTTAATCCGTCTAAAGGTTGGAGCTCAGGACCTACAGCATTATGGTTAGCCAGTCAACACAGCTATGAAAAAATTTATATTTTAGGTTTTGATTATAGGGGATTAGAACAAGGTAAAAAATTTAATAACTTATTTGCTGATACACCTAATTATAAAAAAAGCAGTGATGGCGCTACTTTTTTTGGTAATTGGCTAAGACAGACTACAGCGGTTGTTAAAGAAAATCCTAACACACAGTACGTTAAAGTTATAGCACCAGATAATTATCAGCCCGAGGAACTAAATAAATTTAAGAACTTTAGTACTATTACAGTGGAAGATTTCAAAAAAATCTTCCAACTTTCCTGACAAATAGTCAAAATGGCTCGTTTTGAGCCTATTTCTACGCATATTTCTCCCATATAAGTAAATACATATGACAGCCTTACCAATAGGTATAACATTTATAGGAGAAAACAATGGCAGATAAAGCTAAATTTGAAGAGATGCTTGAGCATCTTGTAAACAACGACCGCGAAAAAGCGGAAGAATTATTTCACGAAATTGTAGTAGAAAAGTCAAGAGACATCTACGAAAATCTACTTGCTGATGATGTAGAAGACAAAGAAGTTGACGAAGCATCAAAAGACGAAGAAGTTGATGAAGCGTCAAAAGACGAAGAAGTTGACGAAGCGTCAAAAGACAAGAAAAAAATGGCAAAAGACGGCGAAGATAAAGTAGCCGATGCAGATGCTGATAAAGACACAGATAAAACAAACGAAGATTTTGATCTAGACCAGTTTGAAGTTGAGCCTAAAGAAGGCGATATGGATATGGACGCTATGATGGGCGGAGATGCTGAAGACGAAATGAAAATGGACATGGGCGGTGACGACATGGGCACGGACATGGATGGTGAAGCAGACGATGATGCACCAGCAACACAAGGCGATATCAAAGATCTAGAAGCAGAACTAGAAGATCTAAAAGCTGAATTCGAAGACATGATGCAAGACAAAGAAGGTGGAGACGAAGACGGCGATATGGATATGGATATGGATGCAGACGATAACGGCGATATGGATGACGAAGCTGAAGAGTCTGTAGCAAACGAAGTTTCAGACGAAGAAGTAGACGAAGCAGATGACGAAGACACTGACGAAGCTACTGAAAAGTCTGCAGCAGAGCAGATGCGCGAATATGTTGAAAAAGTAACACCAAAAATGGGTGACAATGGTGCAAACACCAAGTCAACCGTAGCTGGTAAAAACGACATGGGCGGCACTGCTTCAAACTTGGTACAAGGCGGAGACGAAAAAGGAATGAAAGCATCTGCACCTAAAGAAGATAATGCAGGTAATGTAAACGTTCCGGGTGGTAAAGCATCTAAGTCAATGTCAAACATGCCAAAAGGCCACGGCGCTGAGAAAAAAGGCGCAGGCGATACAGCTCCCGACAAAAAATCAATGATCGGAAGCTAAGGACTTGAAGATGGGCAACTACTTACGAGAGCACCTGACATTCGACCAAGCGCAAATGGTGGTTGAGAATGCCAATGAAGGCAAAGATCTTTTTATGAAAGGTATTTGTATTCAAGGGGGTGTACGCAATGCGAACCAACGTGTATATCCTGTAAATGAAATTGGCAGGGCTGTCAAAACTCTCAACGATCAAGTAAGCGGAGGTTACAGTGTACTCGGCGAAGTAGATCATCCAGAAGGTCTTAACATTAACCTGGACAGGGTCAGTCACATGATTACCGAAATGTGGATGGATGGTCCAAATGGTTATGGAAAAATGAAAATTTTACCAACACCGATGGGACAACTAGTTAAAACAATGCTCGAAAGCGGCGTTAAATTAGGAGTCTCATCACGTGGTAGTGGTAACGTTAAAGAAGATGGTAGCGGCGAAGTCAGTGATTTTGAAATCATAACTGTTGACGTTGTTGCACAACCAAGTGCTCCAGGGGCGTATCCAACGCCAATCTACGAACACTTGATGAATGCCAGAGGTGGCTACAAGGCTTACGAATTAGCACAGGCAACAAAGCACGATAATAAGGCACAAAAGTATCTAAGGGAATCGTTGGTGAATATCATCAACCGACTCCAATAAAAGGAGAAAAATATGTTGGATGCACTAAAAACACTCTTTGAAAATGATGTAGTTTCAGAAGAAGTGCGCCACGAAATCGAAGAGGCTTGGAACAAGAAAGTCAAAGAAAACCGTCAACAGGTAACAGCTGAACTTCGTGAAGAGTTCGCTCAAAAGTATGAACATGATAAATCAACTATGGTAGAGGCTATTGACTCTATGGTGGGTGAGCGTCTTGCTTCAGAAATTGCGGAATTTGCAGAAGATCGTAAGCAACTAGCAGAAGCAAAAGCAAAATATGCAGTAGCAATGCGTGAAAACGCAGGACTATTAAAAACTTTTGTGGTTGATCAACTATCAAAAGAAGTTGGTGAGTTACATGAAGACCAAAAATCAATGGCATCCAAGTTTAAAATGCTTGAAGATTTCGTCGTAGAATCACTTGCAAAAGAAATTGCAGAATTCAACGAAGATAAAAAAGATCTAGCTGAAACTAAAGTACGTTTAGTACGTGAAGCTAAATCACACTTCAACAAATTAAAAACACAATTTGTTGAAAAGAGTGCTGACAAGGTGGCTAAAATTACTGACAAAGTTCTTAACAGAGAAATTGGTCAGCTAAAAGAAGACATCGAAGTAGCACGTAAAAACGACTTTGGTCGTAAGTTGTTTGAAGCATTTGCATCTGAGTATGCTGGTTCTTATCTCAATGAAAAATCAGAAACTGCTAAGTTACTGAAAGTTGTTGAGCTAAAAGACAAGCAATTAGCAGAAGCAAAAGTTGCAACAGCTGAAAAATCTAAATTAGTTGAAAGCAAAGAAGCTGAAATTAAAAAGATTAGCGAAGCGGCACAAAGAAAACAAAAGATTGATGACTTGATTGCACCTTTATCAAAAGGCCAAAAAGACATCATGATAGATTTACTGGAAAGTGTTCAAACACCTAAGTTGCAATCGGCGTTTGACAAGTACCTACCGGCAGTAATAGACGGTAAAACTCCAGCGAAAAAGGCAGTAATAACAGAAGGCAAAGAAGTAACAGGCAATAGAGAAGAAACTAACGTTAGTGACAAAGCAAGTGATGGTAATGTAATTGAATTACGTA